AATGGCTGTAATTATTCGTACTTCTTGACCATACATCCTGCCCATTGATTCTGCTATTGATATATCACCTAGGAATCCCCCCATTCGTGGTACTATAAAATACGCGGTAAGTAATAGCCCTAATACCATACCTAAAGAAGCAAGAAGATAAAATAACCCATCGGAATAAGTCTTTTCTATGGTAATAAAAAAACTACTACCACTTGCCCAAGTAGCAACAATGGTAGCAACCAATGCAGCAGTAGAAAAATTTCTATTACCAAGAGCATAATTTTTGATTGTCATCATTCTAGTACTATGCTTTAAACCAACAATTAACATAAGAATAAAAAACCCGACAATAATAGTAAGATCAAAATCAAAGGGCATGTATATACCTGTAGTTGTTTAATTAAACTGACTTTACACTAAAAAGAAACTTTTTGAAACAATTGTTATTGCTATCTCTACGCCCATTCAACAACCCCAATTTTAGCCCAATTCAGTGACAAAATTCTTCTTGATACCAAAGGGTCTAGGATTTTGTCACTGACTTGTTGCGCTTTTTGCCAAAATGAATGCTTCATCATCACGTTTCTTAAATGCGCTGCAGTGCGTCCCCATATAGAGAATATGCTTTGTAAATTATTGCTTTCGCAGCTTCGCTATATATAGAAAAATCTATTTCAGCTGGCTGTGGTATCGTACCATTGTCAAAAACTTTGTATTGACTAAATACTGATTTTACAACTGGTCCATATGGCAAAGCTTTAATTGTTTCTTTAAACAAAATTTTACCAGTTAAGGCTAGGCTCACCCCTTGCGTGAAATATAATAATTTTTGTAGTCTTAAATGATTTATAGAGTCTACAGCCTCACGATCGACTAAGATCAACAAATAATTAGCCGCATCAAAGGCGGCAAGATTCGGTTTATTCATTCTTTGTTCTATTATTTATATGCGCTATCATGATCAACAAATAACGCCAATATAACAAGGTATTGACCATCTCTATAAGCTGTACCGCGGTATTTTTTAGAAAAACTAAAGGAGTATATATTATTTCCTTTAGATGTTGTTTTCGATGTAATAAGCTCCCATCTTATCCCCTTATCTTTATATAATTCTTCCCATTCTAGCTTTTTTATTTTTTTTAACGTATTAAGAAGAGAGCGTTGTTCTATTTTATCCAGTTCAAATAATTGCTTTTGAAATTCTGGATAATTCATGTCCAATAATATTTTAGTCATTTTTTATAGCATTTTTTATTTCTTCAAAATTATCTCTTCTCTCGCTATTTTCTGCCCAACCTATCGCTTTATCTAATTTTGCAACGTTTACTTTGCTATAAAGCCATTGCTCATCATCTGGGATAAAATGACCTGATTTAATTACCAACGTTGAATCATTAAGTTTTGAAATCTGTATTTGCTTTCCAGCATATTCCTTACCTAATGAAATTTGACCGTTAGTTCCTACCTGTTTAATTATCGCATTTCCTTGTGTCATCATAAAAAGCCTCATTACTTATTCCTAAATTACTATTATAGGATATTTGTATATAAAATACAAGTAAATACATATCATCAAGAGTAATCGCCCCCCTCTTCTCCCTCATTCAAATCCCCTTCATCAAGTTCATCCAGCTTGATGTCGTATTTGAACTCACCGCTGCCAAACCGTTCTTTCCATGCTTGGCTTGCGGAGATTGCGCCGCGGTCGATATACATCATATCTATCTCGGCATAGTTCTTTTTGATTTCGGCGTATTCCTTCTCTGATGGGCTGTGTAGGGCTGGGAAGCTCCAGTCAAGGCTGCTGGGCTTGTTTTGCCATTCTTGTTGATTCTGCATTATTTCCAGTAGCCAATTGATGCACGGCTCTATTTGATCTTCTCGGTAGGCGCTGACTATATCGTACCAGTTCTTTAAATCACCCTCACCTGATGAGTTAAGGCCTGCTGGGGATTGACCAAACAACCTAGTTGCTGGAATGCCTGATGCTGCGCAAATTGCTTCGCTGAACCTGTCCCATAGATCAGCAAGGCCTGATATGGAACTAGAGCGCTTTTCATAATCTTCGCTTCCATCGCCATCTAACAGGATAGTGTTCTGCCCCGATCTACTGCGATCAATAATATCAAGACGGGCTAGGACTTTCTCCATTTGACCATTGGCTACTTTGTCGCTTAAGCCATTCATTTTCATGATGACTTGCACAAAATCCTGTACGATCTCTACAGAGGAGTTGACGATAATGCCGTAGCTCCTGAGTGCATCGTAGCAAGATTGCAATACTGAATCGTCCCAGCCATCATTATGCGATTTTGAAACATTGCACATTCTTGCCCCGCCAAACACAAAGCATCTAGAACGATGCACCTTGAAAAATACATCATTCTTGGCATTAAACATGTTTTGCTTTTTTGTTACGGTGAAAATCTCGGGCTCACCATAAAATTCTTGGCAGAAATCATCACATATATCTTCTGGCTGACAGCTTAATTGATGGCGATCAAATACTTTTAACGAGACTAATTTATTGACTTTAGCAGGATTTAGCGGCTGCTCCAAACTTAGCCCATCATCTACTAACGCAACGATGATAGCACCACCATACAAGCGACCAAAACTAGCAGCGTCAAACATTACTTGCTTGGCATTGATACGCTTGAACTCCTTTAGCAACTCCGCTTCGGCGTTAATGAAGCCGCGCAATGAATCATCAACAACGCTATTGATAATACGTTTAGCTATACCATCAGCACGGTACATCTCGCTTAGTACATGCTTATCAAGGGTACTACCTTTTCTGAACACCGTATTATTCGTGCGACTATTACCCACTCCAAGCCTAGTTAATGGATTGACCCAATTATCTTGTCTTAAAAAGGCTTGTCTTGCGAAGGTTTGCCCCGAGAATATTTTGTTAAACGCCTTCTTCATGATCTGCTCCCTGCTCTAATTATTATACAAATTGCCTAAGGCTTCCATATCCCATGTTCTATAATCAATATCCTTGCGCTTCATACACCGCTCAAGGGAATACCTAATGCTGTCGATTACGTGATTATTTGCATCAATGATATCGTTGGTTATATCGCCCGAGCGCGCATCTTCCTTGTAGGAATATGACAAGAATTCTTTGATAGTTTGGGTGCAGCGTTCATTGATAATAATTCTGTCGAAAGACTTGATATACTCAATGCCATCCTCAACTGACCCCTTGCCTTTTTCTACTGCCTTAATAGAAAGCCCCTGTCGCTTCATGAATGATATACTCTCTGGCCTTGCATTATCTGCATAGATTGTATGAGTCCTAAGGTCTGGTAGTTCCTGCTCTAGAAATTCCATTGTTTTGTCAATCTCCAGCCCGATCTTCACCGCCTCATGGGTGATATAGAGTCTATTATCATGCACGTAGCAGCGAATCCCCGCCGTTGGATCGCGTGAGAAACCGAAATCTAAGCCAAAATATTTATGCACGCCAGCAGGCTCTTCAAACTCAGCTACGTCCCATTTATCCTTGAATATCTGCGCGTCTGAATGCTCCAAACATTCACCTTCCCATATATGACGATATAGGCCATGATCTCGGGCTTTGTCGCGCGCCATCTCACCCACAAGCACTTTTGGAAAATGAGGATTATGCTGCCAATTAACCTTTACCCTATAAGTCTCCTCTGGCAATTCTTCGCAAGCAATGAATTCCCTATATAAGATATCTTCCCTGTTCTTTGGGTTCATAGTCACCCATATTTCTGAATCATTATCACGAATGGTTGGCTTCATCACAGTCCACGAATTAGCTCTTAATGTATCGGCCTCTTCAATCCATACATGAGTCAATCCTGACACTGATTTAATACTATCAATATTAAAGCTCAACCCCTTAAAGATGAACTTGCTGCCAGTTGCAATGTTGTGTATTTCATCACGGGTAATTTTAAAATACTCACTCAGTTCTAGGGCGTCTATTCTCTGCGTAATCAATGAATGAACACTATCTTTAATCGAGTTCTGAAACTCACGCCCACATAGTACCAGAGTTTTTTCACGGCACGATATCAGCAACAAAGCATCTGCCACGCCGTAAGATTTACCCGAACCACGTCCGCCATAAATAATTTTATAGCGATGCGGTTTAAATAGCTCCTCTTGCCATTTCTGTATTTTAATCCTTCTTTGATTTGCCATCGACTTCGAATATGAATTGTGGGAATGTAGAACTGCTAATATTAGCATTCATGTCAATTTGCTGCTTCTCTGACCAACCTGCTTGAGTCTTTAGAAAGAAAATTGTAGAGGTAGTATCACCTTCCCTCACCTTCTGCATTAATCTAGAAGCAGCGAATCCTATAGCCTTGCTTTTGCCCATTTTGTAGGATTTAAAAACTTCTGACTGTCTTTCTCGAATACCATAGAATGTTCCATGACTAATACCTAAATGATCCGCTATTTGATCAATAGTAAGATACTGTGCTAAGGTTTCAACTTCTTCTATTTGCTTTTTGGACAACACGGTTTTCGGACGACCGCCTAAGTTCTTCTTTTTAACTTTTGTCATACGATCTCTCCATTACCAATGAGAACAGCCTTTTCCCCTGTTTCCTTTTCCCACCTACTAATTATTAAATCCACATAATTAGGCGATAACTCAATCATATAACAATTGCGCTCTGATTTTTCGCAAGCTATTAACGTTGTGCCACTACCACCGAAAGGGTCGTAAACTCCCGCTCCTTTTTGTGAATTATTTAAAATAGGACGAAGCATGCACTCAATTGGTTTTTGAGTACCATGTTCTGTTTTGTCTTTTTGTTGCGTGATACGATCAATATCCCATACGGTTGATTGGTCTCTTTTATTAGCCTGCCAATTGTGCGGACACCCTTTTTTAACCACATACCAACACGGCTCATGTTTGTGATGATAATTTCCGCGACTTAAAACAAAATGTGGCTTATTCCAAATGATTAGATTAATTAAGTCAAAATTACTTTTTTCAATACTCTCTGCAAACTTGTGGGTATATGATGAAGAGTGCCAGATATATGCCACCTCCCCCGTGAATAAAGAATAAGCCTCGCCCCAGTCGTATCTATCATCATTTAATACCTTGCCAATGCTTTTGCTGTTGTTGCTCTGCAATGCCTGGTTTCGCCATTCAGGTTCGTAGTTTACCCCATAAGGCGGGTCAGTGACCATTAATATAGGTCTTGCGCCATCAAGTAACTTCTCTACATGCTGAGGGTTTGTACTATCACCACAAAGTAAACGATGATCGCCTAGAGCATATAAATCTCCTAGTTTTGCCTGCGCCTCTTGTGGTAGTGAAGGTATTTTTTCATCTTCTACAGATGATAAAATGTCGCTATCTATAAAGCTTTCTAGCATCTCATCAGACATTCCAAATTCTGCCAAAGTATCGATATCAAATCTATCTAATAAAATATCAAAATCATACTCACCGAACGATAAATTGTCTCTCACGTTAATGCGGTCAATTTCTTGTTGGGTTAAATCACGATTAGGTATTAAAATATCTATTTTGGTATCTCCTGACATCCCAGCTTTTATTAAAGCCTTCTTTCTTTGATGACCACCAATTATCGTATAATCTTTGTTAACGAGTATCCGCTGGTGATAACCGTCTTCTTTTATTGATTGAACTAATTTGTCAAATTCTAGTTTGTTAATTTTGCGTGGATTGTGTTTGTATTCTTTTAAACCCGATAGGGGTATGGACTCACTAGTCCATTTTAATGGTGATTTTGTCATGTTAGTTTATTTGCAAGATTCTATAGTCATGAGTATATCAGATAATGGAGAAAATTGCAATACAGAGGCGTCGCACAATTAAGCGGACAGTGCCTTAATCTGATCAATTGTTAAACCAGTGACGGATGAAATAAGCTGCAAGTCCAGTTTTTGCTTTAGCATTTCTCTGGCAGTTTTGTTGCGCTCTTCTTCTCTGCCTTTAGCCTCACCGATTTCAATACCTTCTTCTCTGCCTTTGGCCTCACCGATTGCGATACCTTTTTCTTCGGCCTTTTTGAGAGAACTGGATTCAGTCATTAGCCATTTTAGGTGTTCTTCATAGGCTTCTAGCTCTACTTTACTGAAATTCATTACGTCTAGTACTGTGAGTGCTTTTTTTAGATTATCGTCATCTAGCTCTTTTGGCAAATTGTTTGGGTCTAGTA